GGTAAATTTTTAAAATTACCTGTTAATGGTCTTGCTATTGGTAAAGATGGAGAAGGTAAAGGATTAATTACATCCTCATATTCAATAATTCCTAAACCATTCCATTCACCTAATTCTTTAAATCTTGGATGAGTTTCATCTAAAACAATACTTAATACTCTAACTGCTCTAATTAAATTTGCTTGAGCAATAGCATTAGCATTAACAAAATTGTTATTAGCGTTAGCATTAAGTTGATAGTTTAAAGCTGAAAATCCATATTGGGCCATTATTTACCTCCTTTTAACTCATTCATAGCAGATAATAGCTGCTCTTTTTCCTCATCGGAAATGGTTAATGCTCCCTCAGATGTTACTGTGGCCATAGCACGTTGAGCTAAGGCAGCCATCTTAATCAAAATATCATCATTTTTTACACTAATTTCCATATATTCTTTAATCAAAGGAACTACCAAAGTAGCATCCCCAATATCGGAAATTAAAGGTTTTAACTCATTAATTAGAGCAGTAACCTGTTGATCTTTTTTCTTTTGGTTATTGTAAATTTCCTCCAAAACATCGGAGAATTTTTTCTTACCAAAAATAATATTTTCAAATTGTGACATAAATATACATTTAGTTTTTTATAAATATTAAAACTAAAAATTTGTATATCCGTGTTCTAAATAAAATACATAATTTTCTTTAAAAATATCATATAGCTGATTAGCTATTTTAGTAATTTTAGGTGTTTTAACATCTATAATTTCACGGATATAAATGTAAAGTGCTTTTTTATTAAACACATCTAAATTTTCTCGTTTGCGAAATAATTCTAAAATAGCATCCGCAATTTGAGCGTCATATTCTTTAGGAAATATATTATAAATATTTCGGGTGCAATATTCGGTATAAATGTCTATAAACATCGATAAACGCTCATCGTGCGATGAATCATCGATACTATATGAATGTTCCTCATCTTCTTCAATAGTATCTAAAGCAACAGTATCAATGCGTTTTTTATAATTCTTTTGATTTGATAAAATAAGGTAACGTTTAGCAATAGTTCCAAAATAAGAATATGCTTTAGCTCCTCTTTCTGGATTAAATAGATGGATTTTAGATAGTAGGAAAGTAATTACTTCGTGTTGTAAATCCTCAATATTATCTACCTCAGTATAATAGAATTTAAAGGTATGAATAATGTTTTCGGTAAGTTTAAAAAAGGCATAATGAATCCTATCATGATATATTCTACTTTTTACTTCAAAATCAGTAGTGTTATTGTATAATACAATAGCATCCTCTGTGTCTTGGGTAAAGTATTGGACACCCTTCTTTTTTTTCTTTACTACTACCTCTTCCATTATTTTGTAATGTTTTTAATAACAAAAGTATTTAAAGCAGCTTGAATTGTTTTAATTTGTTCAAAGAAAAATCCTACCTCATCATCTGATTTGAAACTACCTTTAGCATCTACTTCAATCATTTTTTTCTCTGCCATTTCAATAGTGTCGGATATTTTGTTTAAATAGGTCATATAACCTGAGAGAATATCTTCTTGTTTTTCATTTTTTCTAAGAAGATTAAAGGTCGTGAATCCAAGAGTCACGACCAATATTGAAAGTAATACAATTGTTAATATCATAAGTTATCTAATAGGTTTTTAAGTCCCTCACTTTTTACGCTACCTAATGCTTTAGATTTAGCGGCTGAAGTTGTTGGAGCTGATTTATTGGTACCCAATGTAAATGGTTTCTTTTTGGTTTCCACGTTACCCTGTAATTTAGGTAACCATTCTCTTTCAAACTCAATTCTAGCAGCCATTAAATCCGCTTGATGTACAATAAATGGTAATGATGTACGTGGTTTTTGTTCTGGGAGGTAAGTCATTAAGTATTTCTTATTTGCCTCATCATATAAACCATCATGTGTTTGGATAGTAATCATTTCATTAAAAGTATATTGGATACCATTAGATTGAAGTAAAAATAATCCTCTATCAGGAACAGAAGCAAATGGGACTTTAGTATTAAACATATAATCCTCACCTAATTTTTCACGTCTCCAGTTATCAGTTTGTGGGATATATGATTCTTCATCTTCAGAACCCATTTTACCTAAATCATGATTTAAGGCAGAAAATACTAATTCCTCTTTAGTGTATGTCGAAACATCAGCTCCCATTTGAGCCCATAAATCATGAAGGTGAAGAGCACAAGTAATAACTCTATTAACATGCTCTACATAACCTCCCGGAAAAGCATTGTGGTATTCTTTTTTATGAGCAGCAGGCATCAACATTAAACGCTCACTAAATTTTTCATAAAACTCAATTAATTTTTCTTTACGAGGAGATGAAATATGGTCCTCAATAAAGCCCATCATCCTTATCCAATTTTGTTGGATTTGTTCTGCTGTTAAATTCATAATTAAAATGGATTAACTTCTCCCGGACTTAATGGTTCTTGTTGTACAAACGCTTTAGCATCACTAATAGCTTCACGTATCGTAACTAATACTTCTTCAACTTGTTCCCTTGAACCACCTCGGTTCAAAAAGAAATGGATCTTCTCTACTTCCCCCTCTGCTCTTTCCAACCGTCTCATTATTATTTCTCTATTTTTCATATTTTATTCTCTTTTTTCCTTTTCCCGTGATTGGAATATAATATTGGAAGTAAGATCCTCCAAGCTTAAGTTAAGAGAAGTTTTACAAATTCTAAATTCTTTTTGAGATGTGAACACTTTTCATATTCCTCGTGTTCTTGGAAATAATTTATTGATAATTCTAGGGCAACCTTAAGATGTATATCTGCGAATCTAAATAAGGCCTCTTGAGTAACCAAATTATCTGGATCTACTTTTTGAATATACTCGTATGCTCTATTAAATACTAAAAATTCACCTGCTTTATCTACATCTACTGTACTTAATCCCTCATCTAATTTATCAAAAAATTGTAGTAATTGATCATTAAATACTTGATGATTCTGAATTAGTTTTTTAAACATTCCTACCCAGAACAAAGGGTGGTTTTTATAGTCTAATAAAGTATCTACTTGTTGAGCTTTCTCCCTTAATGACTCGGGTTCATCTCCATTAAACAAGTTAAATATTTTATTAACATCCATACCCCGATACATATAGGCGCCATACACTTTCATATAGCGCCTATAATAAACGACCTCATGTCGTTCATGGAGGGTGTTGATTTTAACCTATAACGTCGTCTAAATGATCAGGAATACCATCATCATCCACATCAGCAATTTCTACATATCCTAAAGCTTTCATAAAGTTAGCTACTCTTTCTTTTAAATCATTATCTGAATCTGCAAACCAATCTTCTTTAATAAGATCATGACCCAATACTGATGTTAAAGCAGTGTAAAGAACCTCTACATTTTCAACAAGATAAATATCTGCTGCTGTAAAGTCTAAACTAAATGCATAGTCATCTATTTGGGGTATTTTTAATAGGTCATCGGTTTTACCTATTTTCTTTTCTGTAGGTACTTTACCTCCAAATTTATGAAAGTATTCACCAACGTAAATATACCCTTGTCCTTCTTTTAATTGAAATTCACTCATTATTTTAATAAATTATAATATTCGTTGAAATGTTTAATACGATCAGGTAAACCAATTGTTCCACCATTTACTCTTTTAGTTACTGCTGTTACTGTAGCTTGATCGGCTCCTTTATCACAAATAGCCCATAATTTATTTTTATCAAAAAACCAAGCAGCAGACATTAAAGCATATTTACCTGATACTAAATCAGGATTAGATAAAATATCTTCGGGTACAGTTTTATCAAATTGAGTGTAATTATCTTTACCTGTTAATTGGATATATCCTCTACCTCTGAACTTAAATCCATCACCTGTAGCTTCAACTCCATTACCCATTCTACCTCCATAAACTCTGTTAGCAATTTTTTGAGGTTGGCGAGCATAAGATTCTGCTAAAGCTGGAGTAAAGTATCTTGGGAAAATACCTAATAATCCTTTTGAACTGTAATTTAAATTCTCACTAGTAGCTTTAAACTGACCTGATTCATGTCCTGCTTGAGCAAGAAAATGAGCTAAACGTAAAACATTTGTAATATTAAACTTAGCAGCAGTATCAGGAATAGCAGCAATTACTGAATCAGGGATATGTCCCTTTAATTTATCTAATTTAAATGAACTAGGAGGAATAACTGCTGGAGCAGGAGTAGCAGCAGGTGACGTACCCATAATTTTATTCCAAGTTCCATCTCCTACTATACCATCAGTAACTAAACCATTAGCTGCTTGATATTTTTTAACTGCCTCTTCGGTTTTAGGACCAAAGTTACCTACAGGATCAACCCCTAATTTAATTTGGAGTTGTTTTACCTGTTCATTATTATCACCTTTTTTTAATAGCATAATTATTTATCTTTGTGTTTGTCAATTTTTTCTAAAATTGTATTTAATACAGAATGTTTAATAAAACCAGCAGTTGATGCATTTTTTAAAGCACTAATTAATTGGAAAACTATAAACGGCATTATAATGGTTTCTGAGAGCCAGGATGTACCTGGGAATCCAATTTCAACCATTAATATTACTGTTAATATAACTAACCAAGTAAATGTTGTTTTTAATACTTTTAATGCTTTATAGGTTTTAAAACCTTCTTTCTTCGTACCAGCAACTATTCCAAAAAAACCATCCATAAAGGCAACTGCCACTACAGCCAAATACTGCTCACTATTGTCCATAGCTAATCCACCGAAGTAGCTACAAACAAAAGCACAGGTTGTGGTTAATGATAATAGTAAAACTAGTAACGTAGACTTCATTATCCTTCTATATCTTTATCTTCTTCGTGTTTGTCTTTTTTATTCAAAAATTTATCAACAGATGCGATACCAAAGGAACCTAAAATGATTACCATAAATCCATCAAAGATAAATTCATTAATTACTAAAGCAGTTCCCATGTATCCTGTTACTAGGTCTACAATAAGAGCAATACAAAGCATAAAGAAAGCGATAAAACCTACTAATGCTTTCTCATTGATTGAGTTGTTGTCGTCGAATAATTGTTTAAAGAAATTTTTCATATTATAGTTGTTTTGTTGTTTTTATTAAACTTTCTTGTAACGCTTTCGAGAACGCCTTTCGGTTTAACGGAACTTCATTATTTTCAACATTTAAAAATGCTGCGAAAATAAAGGTTTTTCTAACACCAACTGATTTAA